TCTATTTTGTCAATATAACGCATTTTGTATTTGAATTTGCAGCTTTCAAAGCAGTCAAGTCTTGAATGTGAGAATTGCATCCAGTCACCCCTTTCACTATGCTCTTGAATTGTTCAAATCCTTCAGGGTAAAGGATTATCCCAATTCCATTTGCTGCATTGGTTAATTTGATGTTATACTTTTGAAGTTCTGTTGGTCTGCCAGTGGATGACTTCAATTCAACTTCAAAATAAATACCATTTATGCAGCATATTAAATCAGGAACACCAGCCTTTTGATAACCACCTCCCCAAATCTTGATAAACTTGATGGGTTGCCCTTCTTTCTGCAATTGATGAAGCCATGATTTAACTTTGTTTTCAAACTTCTTTTCTGATGCCATATTTAATAATACCTTTCTTCACATTCAAGATTTAGAACTTGCTTTCCGTTATAGTAAATATCAACATCAGATGAATAATATCCATTTTGGTCAGAATAACAAGGTATAAAGAACATTGGGGTTCCTTTACTTCCAAATCTGAAACCACTTCCTTCAACTGCTTCAAAAATAAGTTCTTCATCAAATTCTGTTTCCAGTGCTTGTTCTTCAATCTGCTCAAAATCAGCATAATTATCTTCACAACAATCTTGCACATGGTCAAAAGTAATCATTGAACCATTATCAAATTTAATATGTTCATAAGTAACTTCAACAATTTTCATTACTCATTCTCTCCTTTCTTACTTTACCGTCACCTTTACATAAGCTGATGTTTTAGAAGTCTTGGAACATTCAGCAGCAATTTCAGGATATTTCTTTTTAAGCTTTGCACTGTCAATGCTGGTTTTAGTGCTTTCAGCAACATAAGTGATGTTCAGAATGTCACTTTCAAACTTCTTGATGTTGCATTTTTCCATGGCTTCTTTTAGCTTTTCTTTCAGTTCCTTTTCCTGTTCTTCAAGCTTCTTTTTGACTGTTGCAATATCAGCAATCTTTTGAAGAACCGCCAATTGACCTTGCTGGAATACTTGCAGTCCAGTTTCTTCAGAAACTTCATCCATAATGGAATCACCACACTTGGATGGGTTCAGCCCACAAACTTCTTCACAAGTTTCTTTTAGGTCACATTCAAAGCAGCAACCTTCAAACTTGTCCAATGGGCATGAATTTTTACATTTAATCATCTTGAATTTCTCCTTTCAAATATACTGTTCTATGCTGAAGCCCAAATTCCAGGGCATCATCATGACTTAAAAAGTAAATATCAATAATTTTACCATCATGCTTTTCAGCAACCCAGCTTGCAGGTCTATCCTCAACAACATATTCACCTAAACCTTCAATGTATAAGATAGTTCCGAAGGGTAACCCTGGGGCTGCTACTGAATAACCTTCCTGAAGTTCAATCCCAGCAGCACCATAAACAATTCCATTTGCTCTATTCTTTGCCCATATCCCACAACAGATTTCACAAGGGCAATAAGCTGTGATGGTGTATTCCCCCAATTTTGTCATTACTGGTTCTTCAATCAGTAATTCTTCAACTGGTGCTTCTGTTGGAATTGGGCTTATAGTCGGTTCAGTTTCTTGAACTTTTGGGGTATAAAAAATAGCATCCACTTCCGTTGCTTCAGCATCCTTATCTTTTGTGATTAGAATTGTTATGAGTGCTGTAATTACTGATGTAACAATTAAGCTAATAATCCAGGTTGTTAAAAGTCTTTTATAATTTACTCTCATAGGCTTTGAATAACTCATCTGTATAATCCTTTCTCATTTTTAAGGTTGACAGAATATCTTCTTCAACACTATTGCTGCACATCATGTAATAATAAAAGCATCTGTTCTTTTGACCTATTCTGTGAACCCGTTTTTTACTTTGTTCAAACAGTTCTGATGATTGTGGAAGGGTAAAGTAAATTACTTTATTAGCCTTCTGTAAATTTAAGCCCATAGCCCCCGCTTGATATTGAACAAAGATTATTGAATTTTCATGTTCTTCATAAGCTGTTAAATCCTTGATGGAACCATTTATTATGGAAATAGGCTTGTCCTGTGCCAAGTCAGTTAATTCTGCCAATTCTTCATTAAAGTTATAAAATACAACCAGTCTATCTTCAGTTGAATCAATTAAATCCTTAAAAGCTTCCAGCTTATATTTGTTGTAATGACCGCAAAGCATCCTTGCATATAATCTTTTAGTCAGGGCAGTATCACCAATCATTTCTTTATCTTGAATTGTAATAATTCTACTTCTCATGAACTTCCTGTATTCTTTAGTTGTTGGAACCATGATTTTATTTTCAATTTGTTCAGGAAGGTCAACGACTTCTTCTGACTTCATGAATATTGCCCCATGCTGTGCAAGCTTCATTTTTAATCTGTCAACATTCTTATAACCAACTACTTCCTTTCTGAAGAAACCGCCATCTTCTTCAACCCATTCAGTTTCAATATAGTGCTTCCAATAAAGGTCTTTGCTGATTTTCCAACCAAGTAAATGAACTTGTGACCATAGGTTTTCATATTTCCCTGCTGTGGGGGTTCCTGATAGTAAGATTACATTTTTGGGTTTCATCTTTAAGATGAATTTTGACCGCTTGGTTGTTTCATTTTGTATCTGTGATGATTCATCCAACATTAGTGTAAAATCTTCTAATGTCAGCAATTCTGACCTTCTGAATACTAAATCATAGTTGATAACACCTATAACTGGATAACCATGAGATACCCAGGTGAAGAAAGTTGCATAACCTTTTTTATCTGATAAATTACAAATACCAATATTGGAATAATAAGTTTTTAAGTGTTGAATCCAATCATCAATTTTTGACTTCTGACAAACTATTAAATTAGTCTTTGAATCAAGCTGCATCATCTTTTCAGCACCAACAAAAGTTTTACCAAGCCCCATGTCAAGATAATATGCAACTCTGTTAAAATCTTTGGTGCTATCCAATGCTCTTTGTTGGTGTGGGAATAGTTTAATTTTATTCATGGTCATTTCCTCTTTCACCTAAATCCACAACATTGTTCAGGTCAGTTAAATCTTTACCTTCATATTTTTCAAGGAATTCCAGTAATGCAGCCCGTCTGACTTTATAACTACCAAGTTTCAAAGCTGGAAGAAAACCTTTCCTTATTAAGTCATATACATAATTAGTGTTACATTTAATTAATTTTGCTACTTCTGAAACTGTATAAAGTATATCTTCCATACTTTCACCCCTTTCTAAAGTTCAGGTTCTTGAACTTTTGGGGTAAAAAAGTAAACTGGAATTTCTTCCTTTTTGATTTTCAGTAAATCAGATGCCTTATCCATTTCCTTTTGACTGAATTCAATCTTGTTATTAAGTTTTGCAGAAAGGGAAGTTGTTGACATTCCCATTGCTTCAGCAAAAGCACTTTGGGTATCAAAGATTTCACGAATTCTGCCCTTTAATTTACTGTAATCAAATTTCACTTCAGCCATTTCACATACCACCTTTCACTTATTGTAATCCAGGAATACCAATGCTTTTTCTTTTGACTTTGAAACCTCGTTTTTCCATGAAATCATCAAGTTCCCCAGTATCATCATATCTTTTGCAAAATTCAAGTTCATCCACAACTGATTTTACTTTTGACCATCCACATAGCCCACCAACACCAAAGGTTGCTTCATCTAACTTTGAAACATCAAAGTCCTTATCAAAGAATTCAACACCATTAAAGCATCTTTCAATAACATCTGTTGGAAGGGTTTTAAGGATGTTTTTCATGTCATCAAGCTTCATAACCAAATACTTTTCATAAAGCTTCAAGAAAATTTCAGCATCTTCTTTTGTGACCTTTTTATACCCAGCCAATTTATCACCACCAATCTTAAATAAATTTTATAACCAGATTATTACAACATGGGGATTGTGCCATGCCTTTTACTGGTCTGTATTCAATTATCAAGGAACACTTTTGGAAAGCTGAACTATTTAGTTCAACTTCCTGAACTTATATACATAATATCATTAGGGAAAAATAGTGTCAAGGATATTTTTCAGTTTTCTTAACTTTTTTTATAATTTTGTTGTAATAAGTTGAACTAAACTGTATAATATGTATATAAGATGGTATGGAAGGATGTGTTAAAAAGTGAAAGAATCGTTTGTAAGTAGATTAAGAAAAGCCATGGAAATTAGAGATATGAAACAAGCTGACCTGGTAGAAAGAACTGGTCTTTCAAAATCTGCAATAAGTCAATATTATTCAGGTATATATGAACCAAAACAGAAAGCATTATATAAAATTGCTAAAGCCCTAAATGTCAATGAAGCTTGGTTAATGGGTTATGATGTTCCAATGGAAAGAGATTTTACAAAATATCCTGATAACATTTTGAAAATTGAAATTAAAAAGTTCCCTTTGCTGGGAACTATTGCAGCAGGTCAACCAATATTTGCTGAAGAACATTTTGAATCATATGTTGAAGCTGGTGCTAATATCAGGGCTGATTTTTGTTTGAGGGTTAAAGGTGACAGCATGATAAATGCAAGAATATGTGATGGGGATATTGTTTTTATCAGAAAGCAACCTGATGTTAATGATGGGGAAATTGCTGCTGTGCTTATTGACAATGAAGCTACTTTGAAAAGAGTTTATAAAAAGAAAGGTGAAATTATATTAGTTGCTGAAAATCCAGCATATAAACCTTTAGTTTACAAAGGCGAAGAACTTAATGAAATTAGAATTTTAGGTAAAGCAATTGCTTTTCAAAGCAATGTAATATAAAGAAAGGATGTGTGATTTTAATGTTTGGTAGAAAGAAAAAGAACAATAATGTTTTGAATGTCATGTATTATGAAGGTTTGCAGGGATTTCTTCAAGATTTTCCATGTAAAATTACTTTAGAAGATGACGCACTAATAATTAGTAAAACCAATCCTGACCTGAATGTCACCCTTCCATACAAACAAATTACCGCTATTGACGCACTTCCTGAACAAAATTTCATGGCACAATATCATAATACCATTGGAACCACTGCCAAAATGGGAACTAAATTTTACTATGTGATTAAATATACTTCATCCAGTGGTGAACCAAAGCATCTTGCCTTTTGGGATGTCAGTGGGAAAACTATGAAGCAATTTTTAAGCATCAGGGAAAGAATTATGGAACAGGGGAATTTAGCTGATTATGTTTTATAAGTTCAAGATGGGTTCAAGATGGTTCAAGATGTGGGTTCAAGATGTAACCCTTGATATTACAGGGAAGTTCAAGATGTTCAAGATGTTTTGATACTTCTTAATAATTACTAATTTTATCTTAAAACAAATAAATATATATCTAAATAATAAAAGTATATAAGCATACATCTTGAACATCTTGAACCTATGAAGTTGAAACCATTGATAAAGCTGACTTTGAAGGGGTTCAAGATGTTTATTTTATCTTGAACTTATCTTGAACCATCTTGAACTAAAAAATGTTAATAGAAAGGATGTTAATATGGCTGGTCATGTGAGAAAAAGAGGAAACAAGTGGTATTATTCTTTTGAAGCTTCCAGTGTTGATGGAAAAAGAAAAAGAATTGAAAGGGTTGGTGGTAGAACCAAGAAAGAAGCTGAAGCTGCTTTAAGAAAAGCACTTCAAGAATATGAAAATGCTGGATTACACTTTGAACCAAGTGAAATTTCTGTTGCTGATTACATGGATTATTGGTTTAAGAATTATGTTATGGTTAATTGTAAGTATAACACCCAATCAGCTTATGAAATCATAATCAGAAATCATATTAAACCTGCTTTTGGTATTTATAAGCTGAAATCATTAACCCCAGCAATGCTTCAAGAATTTGTGAACAATAAATATTTGACTGGAATAAGTAAAAACCACTTAACCAATATAATATGTGTATTAAGTGGTTCATTAAAGTATGCAGTTCATCCTTGCAACTTCATTAAAGATAACCCCATGCAGTATGTAAAATATCCAAAGTATGAACATTCTAAAACAGAAATTAATCATAAGGTTATTACTACTGAAGAATTTAATCACATAATTGAAAGGTTTCCAATGGGAACAACTTTTCACATTCCAATTATGATTGGATATTATACTGGATGCCGAATTGGTGAAGTCATGGCTTTAACCTGGGATGATATTGACTTGGATAAGGGGATAATTGATGTTAATAAAATTATTTATAAGAGAAAGCCAAACTGGTATTTTGGGTCAACTAAAACTGAATCATCTGTAAGGAAAATTAAAATAGGTAAAACATTAATTGATACTTTGAAGCAACATAGGAAATTGCAAATGGAAAATCGCTTGAAGTATGGACAGCATTATATTCAGCAATATGAAGTTGAAGAAATGGATGGTAATGAAACATTAAGAAGAATATATTCCCTTCCGTTGTCAGTAAACCCTGGTGTAATGAAACCAATTCAAATGGTCTGCACTAAAGAAAATGGTGAAATAGCAACCCCTGACACTTTCAAATATGCTTCCAGGGTAATCAATTATAGTTTGGGAATTCCTTTTAACTTTCATTCATTAAGGCATACTCATGCCACCAGGTTAATTGAAAATGGTGCAAATATCAAGGATGTTCAATTAAGGCTTGGTCATGCTAACATTGAAACAACCCTTGATACTTACACCCATGCAACTGAAAAGATGGCAGAACAATCAGTTGAAATATTTGAAAAAGTAACAAAAGAAAACTTGCCAACCAAATAAAATTTCCGTTGGCAAATCGTAGGTAAATCAACTATGGTTGATATTTTTATTACACAAAACCATTGATTTTACTGGATAAAAGACAAACAGTTTCTATATGCATCGTATGCGGAAACATATCCACTGGCTGGGCTTCTACTATCCTATATCCTCCTTCCACTAAATATCCCAAATCCCTTGCTAGGGTTGATGGGTTGCAGGATACGTAAACTATTTTTTCTGGA